CACTAATGATAGTTACGTGATCTACAACTACCTTGAACAGATCTGGTACTACGGCACTATAGAGCGTACTGCTTGGAACGATAGCCCACTAAGGACTTACCCACAGGCGGCGGAATACGATTCTGATCTAGGGATAAGCTACTTGTACAGCCATGAAAATGGGGTTGATGATGGGGTGGTGGGGATGGAAGCGTATATCCAGTCAAACGACATAGACATAGATGACGGTGATAAGTTCATGCTAACCAAGCGGATCATACCTGACGTTAATTTTAATGGGTCTGATAGGACTGCAAACCCAACGCCTACTGCAGTATTAACTATACTACCACGCAGTTTCCCGGGGGCTCCATACACTGAAGAGGCTTCAGACGCCCAACAAGTTATTAGTACCGCAGTGGACGAGTATACAAACCAAGTGTTTATCCGTGCCCGTGCAAGGCAGATGGCGATAAAGATAAGCTCTACTGATATAGGGGTTAAGTGGCAGATAGGTAGCCCCCGTGTTGATGCTAGGCCAAGCGGGAGAAGATAATGGGTATGGTGTTGTTCAGAGCTCCACCGATGCCAGTACCCCCGGTGCAATACAACCAGCAGTACAACACGCAGCTCATACGGGTACTGGGGGTTTACTTCAGTCAGCTAGACTCTAGAACGCCTATACAAGCAGATGCCTTTATTGGAGGTACGTTTGAAGGAACTACATTTACTGGGGATCACTTTGTAGGCGGAGACTTTACCGGGTCGGGGGTAGGTATAACTCTGCCTTATGGATCGTTTTACGATACAACCAATCAAGCTGGTGGAAGTGTAACTACTGAATACCCGATGCGTCTTGCCACTACAGACATATCTAGCGGGGTATCGGTTGCCTCTAGATCAGCAGCTTTCACAGGTTCAATAGCACTAACTGTTCTAACTGTAGCCTCTGGGTTAACAGGGCTTATCTTTCCGGGGATGTTAATAGCAGGAACTACGGTTTCTGCCGACACCTACGTTGTTGTCCAGCTAACAGGTACAAGCGGTGGTCTAGGGACGTATACCGTCTCTGTGTCGCAAACAGTGACCTCAAGAGCATTAACCGGGGCTATGGCAACCAAGCTCACTGTGACCAATGCAGGGATATATAACTTACAGTTCAGCGCTCAGTTTATTAATACTGACACTGCGGCTCATGACATTGATATATGGTTTAGAAAGAACGCAACTACCCCTACTGGAGCAGGTATAGCCAATAGCAATAGCGTCTTTACAATCCACAGCAGTCATGGCGGGGTAGATGGGCAGCTCATTGCCGGTTTAAACTATATGATCCAATTAGCTGCTGCTGATTTCTTGGAGATCATGTGGCATGGAACTGATTTAGGGATAAGTATTGCAACTATAGCCGCTGGGTCTACTCCCACCACTCCACAGTCTCCCGGAGTCATAGCTACATTGCAGTTTGTATCAGCCATACCATAATTCACTATACATACGCAAGAAACTTAAGGATAATGCCACTATGAGCCTACAGCTAGTAGATCCCCAAAGTACAGCAAATGAAGTGGTAGACTTTACTACCACTCTGAGCACGATGAGTGGCGACATGATCGAGAAGCTGTTTGCCATTGAAGCTGTATTATTGCAGATGCCACAAATTGAAATTCCATTACGCCATTGCTTTGGTAATAAAGTATACGTTCGTGAAATGACAGCGCCAAAAGGCTCCATTCTCATCGGGAAGCTGCACAAGTTCAAACAGGTTAACATTGTTGTAAGGGGTGACATTTCGGTATTGACCGAGGACGGCTGGAAGCGCATGAAATCGGGCGATATGTTCGAGTCACCGGCTGGAGTTAAACGCGCCTTGGTCACGCACGAAGAAACTGTGTGGACAACGATCTGCGGAACAGAAGAAACCGACATTGACAAAGCAGAAAACGAATTGACCATTGGAAGTTACCAAGAATTTTTGCAGTATAAAGGAGACTCATTATGGCTTTCATAGTTGTAGGCATGTCAGCAGCAGCGATTGCAATGGCAGAAGCCGCAGCAGCCGCAACATTAGCGGCAGCAACAACGGGAGGTACACTGGCGGCAGGCGCGGGGGGTGCGGGTTTAGTAGCGGGTACTGCGGGTACACTAGGAACAGTAGGAACAGTAGCAGGAACAGTAGGCACTGCCGCTGAACTTGCCACTGCCGCTGAACTTGCCGCCGCTGGTACTACTGGTGGTGCTTCTGCAGTCTTCCCAACTGGCACTGCTCTTGGTCAGGGTGCCGCTACTGGGTTAGCCCCGGGGGTTGGCGCTGGAGGGGTTACTGCACCGGGGGCTAGTAGTTTATCTGCTGCTGGTAGTCAAACTGGTAATGTATTTTCTAGAGGATTAACTCAATTTGGCGAAATACTATCTAATCCTTATGTAAGTGGGGGTATAGGCGTAGTCGAGGGGGGTAGAACATATGAGGAGACAGGCGATCTAGGCCAAAGTTTTCTGGCTGGGCTTGGTGCATGGGGTACGGCTGGCGCTGCTGGTAGCCTAAGTAGCTTTGCAGGGAGGAAGCTAGGAGAACGGGCATTATCCCAAGGGAGTAAACAATTAATTAGACCCGCTATTAACCAAATAGATAACAGTATAGCCACAGGGTTAAGGAATCCGTCTACGACGGGTAGAGGAATCAGTGGGGCGGCAGGTGAAGTCACAAACGTAGGGCAGACTATTGGCACAGATGCTCGGGCTTTTACAGGTACTGGGACGCCATATAATATGTATGGTGGAACACCTCAAGTTAGGGGCGGTCCTAATATTAACACCAGCCTCTATTCAAGTACTCCACAGGTACCACTAGGTGCAGCTCCACTTCCACCCCGTGGAATACTCCAAACTCCTAGCCCAACACCTGCTCCACAAGTAGGTGCACCTGCAACGCCATCAACCTCGGCAGGAAAACCCGGTATGTTTGATGATTTTCCTAATAATTATCCCGGTGGTACGACGGGTGTATTGGCTACTGGGGCAATAGGTGGGCCTATGTTAATGGACGCTATGCAACCGTCTAGTAATCGACGGCCTGAGACAAAAGTTACTCCGTATAGAGGGCCGTATAAGCCCGTGGAAAGAATAGCTCAGTTCCCCACAGGACCAGCATCTTACACTGATACTTCAGAAAGACAGTACTTTGCTGATGTAAACCCCTACCCCGGTATAACTGAATACCCCGGCGCTGTTAAGGCTGCAGTAGGTGGGTTGATGGGGTTAGCAGGTGGCGGTTCTTACGATGACGAAGCTGGGTACGATGGCTATGCTGATGGTGGCGAAGTAGAAAAGAAGATGGCTACCCCAGATATGGACGCTATTCAGGAATATGTACGGGGCATAAACCCACAAATAGAAGAGTCCAATCCACTGCAGAGTTACTTAGCTAATATAGGGCGGCAACAACAGCGGCCTCAAGTGCCAGATATATTAAAGCAGTTACAGGCACAACAGGCTACTCAGACACAAACCCCGGTGGATAGTAGTGAGCGTAACTACGGCTTTAAACCAATAACAGTAGAGGAATCCCCACTAGGAGATAAGTACGCACCGTATAGGCCAGCAACTTTTACAGCCCCCGGGATAGACGAGCATGAGTACCAATATACTGATACTTCTAAATACGTCTACAACCCAGAAACTCAACAGATGGAGATACCACTAGCAATAGGCGGGTTAACTAGCTTGGCTAGGGGCGGTAATTATCTAGATGGTCCGGGTGATGGGCTTAGTGATTCTATCCGTGCAACAATAGGCAATAGGCAACCTGCTAGATTAGCTGATGGTGAGTTTGTTATTTCTGCTGATGTAGTCAGTGATATTGGTGGCGGATCATCTAAGGCAGGGGCTAAGAAATTGCACGCTATGATGGATAGAGTTAGGCAGTCAGCCCACGGCACAAAGAAACAAGTTAAGAAAATAAACGATAGGAAAGTATTGGCTGCATGATTAAAATATCTTTGATTCTCCCAGAGTATGTAGATTCAGTGTGGGGTGAGATTGAAGGCTACATGGAAAAGGCAGCGGAGCATAGTTATGGAAGGTACAAAACAGAGGATATAAAAGCAGTTATCCTAGATGGCTCAAGGCAGTTGTGGATTGCCTATGATAATAGCTGTGTGTACGGGGCGGTTGTTACACAAGTAGTTAACTACCCAAGGATTAATGCCTTAGCGTTTCACTTTATAGGTGGTATTGAAGGGTTGAAATGGAAAACCCCCATGCTGCTAATGCTACAAAGATTTGCTAAGGATTGTAATTGCGGGGTTATAGAATCTATAGGGCGGGCTGGCTGGCTAAAGATCTTTGGACCAGAAGGCGCTACACATAAAGGGATATTTTTTGAGATACCTGTGGAGTAATCATGGCATATACAAATTTTGAGTTTAATGACGGGCCAGATGTAAGAGGGTTCCAGCTAGAAGCTGGTAGGGTTAAGTTGTATAAAGGTGGCGGGGGTATGCCAGCTGAAACTTCATCTACTGTTACCCAATCTAATTTACCTGCATATGCCGAACCGTATGTAACGGACATAATGCAGCGGGCTCAGGCTCAGTCTTATCGCCCATATACCCCGTATGAAGGTCAACGTATAGCGGGTTTTTCTAACGCACAACAAGCATCACAACAAGAAACTCTGGGTATGGGTACTCCGGGTCAGTTTGGTGCGGCTGGTTATGGGCTGGGTGGCGCTACGCAAATGGGGTTAGGTGCTGGACAAGCTGGACTCACAGGTGGGTTGATGGGGTCTGGTATTGGTGCCCAGATGGGGTATGACGTTGCAAGCCAAGGGGCAAACGCGGCTTTTGCTGATCCTTCAGCTTTTATGTCGCCCTACATGCAGAACGTAGTAGACGTACAGAAGCAGCAAGCCCTTCGTGATGCCCAGAAAGATCAGCTAGTTCAGAACATGGGTGCAGCTAGACAAGGTACATATGGCGGTGCTAGGAATATACTTGCTGGTACTGAGCGTGAAAGAAATCTAGGGTTCACACAGAATAAGATACAGCAAGAAGGGTTGCAAAACGCCTACGCCGCAGCGCAAGCTCGTCAGCAAAGTTTAGGTCAAATGGGTATGCAGGGGCTTACTTCTGGTATAGGTGCTGCTGGTCAGATGGGCCAGATGGGTCAAGCTGGATTACAATCTGGTATTAGTGGTGCACAAGGTCTTGGTCAGTTAGGCACAGCAGAACAAGCAGCAAACCTACAACGGCTCCAGTCACAGTACAATGTGGGTGCTCAGCAACAAGGGCTACAACAGCAACAGATGGATACTCAGTATGCTGACTTCTTACGTCAACGTGACTACCCGATGGAGCAGTTAGGTTACTACCAGAGTCTGGTTCGTGGGATGCCGTTACAGATGGGATCAACAGCAACTACATATGCAACTCCACCGTCAATGAATTCACAGCTTGCAGGTGCTGGCCTAGCTGCATTGGGTACAGCGGGTTTAGGCGCTAAATAATAAGGGGCACTGAAATGGCTGAAATGCAAAGTAACCGTAACGACGATATATTTGGTAGAACAGATAAGGAGTTTGGTGCTCCCAGTATAGACTCGTTGGCACTAAAGTATAGCAAAGCCCAGTTACAGCAGATGGCTCAGATGGGCCGTATACCCCCTATATACGCAGTTATGGCTGGGATGGCACAAGATCGTATTCAATTAAACAACAGTCAAGCTCCAAAAACAACAGTGGCACAAGACACACTTGGTCAGCAAGTTGCTGATAGCAGTGGTCAGGGTATTACCGATAGTAGTGGCGCTGCTGTAGGTGCTGGTGCGCCGGTGGCTCCTCAGTCTACCGCTGATATATCTAGGGCACATGGCGGGTTAATGAGTATTCCAAGACCCGGCGAGAAGTATGACCGGAGTAACTTTGCTACCGGCGGAATAGTTGCATTTGATGCTGGCGGTGAAGTACCAGAAGAACAGTATGGGTTAAATGATCTCTATAGCCAAGTAGAAGGTAGGCGGGCGTCAATTCCTGATACTCAAGCACAAGCACTACAGGCTTATTACGCTGGTGCACCTGAAAGGGCTAAAGCACGTAGCAAACAAGACTTAAACATGAACCTTATTAGGCTAGGTGCCAACATAGGTGCACAGTCTGGTCCATTTGGAACGCAAAATATATTTAAGGGGCTTGCCGCCACAGCGCCTAACTTTGCAGAATCCCTTGCTGGGCAAAGAGCTGATACAGAAGCGGGTATTAAAGGTATGGCTGACGTAGAACAAAGACGCCGTACTGAGGCTATAGAAGGTCAGAAGTCTGCTGAAGGTATGTTCAAGGAGTTGAGGCAAGCTGGCATACATGCAGGGAAAGATACAGATGCCCGCGCCGAAGTAGCAGCCTATGTTGCTAACCAGATGGAGCTTGTTAAGGAAGGGAAAAGAAAAGATAACCCATCTATGGCAAAGTTGCAGACTGAGGCGTTTGGCATAATAGGGGAAAGAAGGCTTGTTCCGTCTTACCTACAGCATAAGATAGGTGCGGGGGGTCTTGAAAATAAGCAGGAAGAGACTGGTATTAATAAACAGACTCTGGAGGTTAAAAGGGGCGATACAGCCGTAGATAATGTAGCAAAAAGTCTTGAAAGGCGGGGTATGCCAAGGACCATAGAACTAAACAGGTTAAAGAAGCTGGATAAGGAAAATAGAAAGGCTGGAAAGCCTACCACCCTAGCTGCGGATTATGTTACTAATTTGGAAAAGCAAGAGTATCTGAGACTAGGGGGTATAGACACACCACCCCTTGTGGATAATAACCCAGTGCCTGTAGTGAATCCAAAACCACTTGCGGCAAGACTACCCAACGATATACAGCAGCTTGTTGATAAAAAATACAAATGACGGATATAAATGCTGTCTATGATGCTCTAAGAAGGGCAGATGCAGCGGGGGATACCGAATCGGCACAAAAGCTGGCAGACTATATACGCCAGCAAACGAGTTCCCCAGAGCCAGTAGCATCAACTCCAGCTACACCTGCACCAACTCCAGAGCAACAAAGCTCACTACGCCAAGTAGCCGATGTCCCCCTAAAACTTGGGGCGGGTGCGCTTGGGGGTTTCCGAATGTTGACGGACACACTAGGGGCAAACAATCCAGCATCACAGCAGCTAAAGAATATGGAAGACTCTGTGTCTGCGTTGTTTAGTGCTCAGTCTAAGAATGATTCTGCTGAAGTAGCTCGTATTATGAAAGAGGCAGAGGATAAAGGCTTTGGAGATCAAATTACTGCGGCTTTACAAGCATATGCTACCGCCCCAGTAGATCTAACCGTTAACGCTCTTGGTACTATGGCCCCCCTTGTCTTTGGGCAATTGTTGAAGAAAGGCTTACAAGCATTTGGTACCGCTAAGAAAGTTGCTACCACTGCACAAACTGCATTTCAAAGGTTAGTACCATCTAAAACTTCGGCAGCTATCGGCACCGCTATGGGCACGGGGGTTATTAAGGGTGGTATCTACGATGCGGTTAAGGAAGAACTAGCCAAAATAGGTATGCCCCCAGAACAAGTTGAAGCTAGGGCGCAGCTTGCTCAAGACTACAACGGAGAGAATCTTGGGTTGATACTAGGTGGTGCTGCGTTAGGCGGCATAACTGCAGTGACTGGAGTTGATCCTCTGCTAGTAAAGGGGATGACTAAAAAGATAGTTGGGGAAGCAGGTAAAGAGGCGGCTAAAAAAGGGGTAGTTAGACGGGCTGTAGAAACAGGTGCAGCCGAAGCAATACCCGAAGTTGCACAAGGTGCACAAGAACAGTATGCCAAGAATGTAGCCCTGCAAAAAGAAGGTTTTGACGTGCCTACGATGCGTGGCGTAGCTGGGGCTGGGGCATTAGAAGGGTTAGCTGGTGGTGTACTAGGTGCTGGCGTAGGTGCAATCAATCCCCAAGGTAGAGACGAAGAAGCCGCCGCAGCCGCCGCAGCTCAGGAAGAAGCAGATACTGAGGAAAGATTAAGTGGTGTTAGGCAGAACGAATCTGAGATCGCTAAAAAATACGACTCGGTAGTTAGCCAGTTGATGACCGATCAGGTCGCTGAAGACGGAACTATCATACGGAAAGGGATTAATGAAACAGAAGCGCTGAAGCAAGCAGGAAATATCATAGCGCAGGAGAAAGGATATGACTCAACAGGAACAGGAGCTGTTACTGAAGTTGAACCCGGAGGAATTGAGCCTAGCCCTGAAGTGCGTGGCGGGGAAGATACGAGTATCACGCAGCCTACCGGAGAGCCTACTGGAGCTGAGCCCGGATCAGTGGGTGTACTTGGAGCACCTGCTGCAGATGTTACAGGAAGAACGGAGCCTTACGCGACTACACTAGATGACGTAGGGGGAGCTGCTGAACCTGCAGTTACTGGGTTACCTGATGTAGCTGAAGCCGCTGGGCGTGTTGAGCCGACGCTTACTGGGGGTGTTGCAGAAATCAAACCAGAGGCTGTCCAAGACGTTGCAGAAATCAAAGACGAGACTGTCAAAGATGTTGCAGAAATCAAACCGGATACTGTCCAAGATGTTGCAGGAATCAAAGATGAGGCTGTCAAAGATGTTGCAGAAATCAAAGATGAGGCTGTCAAAGATGTTGCAGAAATCAAAGATGAAGCTAAAGTTGACCCATTAACCGGATTACAGGCAGCGGGTAAGAAACGTGGTCGCCCAGTTCAAGAACTAACTGCGGAACAGAAAGCAGATAAGCAGCAACAACGCCGTGCCCAGCAAGGGTCTGGTATAGATGCTATTCGTACTGCGGAAAAGGCTAAGGCTGTTGTAGAGAGAGCACCTTTAAACGAGGGTGACTACGCTAACGAATTAGAACTGGAAGATGCTAACACTATACGTAACGTAGAAACTATAGAGGCATTAACACAGGCGTATAAGATTGCCAATGACCCTAGATACAGAAAGAATAAAGCTGGGGTAATAGCTAGTGAGGTTATAACTAACCCAAACATTACTCCTCGCCAACACATGATTGCCCAGAATAAAGCCAAGATAAAAGAAACGGCTAAAAGTGGGCAATTGTTAAGCACTCACACAAACCCAACTACCGATCCAGTTATAAGTGCGTTTAAGTCTGCTAAAGATGCCGTAGCATACATATCACGTTTTGGAACTGTTTTTGAAAAAACGCTAGTGAGGATGCTAAAACCCTTCGTTGGTGAAATTACTATAGTCATAGTTCGTGACCCCCAAACGGACATAAAAGATCCTGAACTTAGGCATGAATTTACTAAAGGTAATGGCGCTGCTGGGATGTATGCTGAAACCAGCAAGGGTGGGGTTATATACCTAGATGCTATTAGTGGCCTTAATAATACTGTGTTACTCCATGAGATGCTGCATGGGGCTACCATGTCCAAGATCAATTCGTATCTTAAGGATCACAATTCTGTAGATAAGAAAACCAGAGATGCAATATACGATCTCATGGAGCTTATGGACAGGGCGGGTGAGTACTACAAACTACTGAACAGCGAAGGCAGGGTTCCTCCAGCTATACAGATACTGGCAAAAGAAAATGGTGCGGATGTATTCAATGACCTCAAGGAGTTTATATCCTACGGGCTAACCCAGCCTGAGATGCAAGAGTTCTTAATGAGTGCACCGGGTAGATACAAGACTGATACATTCATTAACTCCTTTGTGCAGAGTATCCGCAATCTATTTAACATGGGCCCGCAGTATAAGTCTGCATTTCATGACCTAATAATAGTAACGAACAAGATAGCAGGGGCTCCTAAGTTCACAGAGAAAACTACTCCTTCAGTAGCATTGGCTAAGAAACCCAAGAAGGTAAAAGTAAACAAGCTCTCAGAGAAACTTGAAAAGTCACAGACTTATACATATCTAAATGCAAGTATCGGTGAGTTAATAAGAAAGACTAGAAATTCTAAGGATGCAATCCGACTGCTCAAAGCGGTGGGGGATTCTCTTAAAGTAGGTTCTATTCGCGCTATCCTGCCTACACTAACTACACAAGATATAGGCCGTTGGGTAGGGGATAAGATCGTTAACATAAATAAGGTTAATGATGCCGTGCAGGAAATGGCGGGTATGCGCTCTAGGATGATTAGAGAACTAGCAGAGCAAGTGCCAGCATGGGTAAAATTTAATAAGAAGTCAGAAGAAGGTGGCAAACTGCTAGGCGACGTTATGAACGCAGCTACGTTGCAACAAGTAGATCCTGCTAAATATAAGACTCTTGCCGAGGCCCTACAGAATGATGCTGAATTAAAGCAACTAGAACAAGCCCATGCAGACCCGACGCTTAGTGGAAAAGAAAAGATAGCAGCGAGTGGACGGGTAACTAAACGTAAGAATAGGATCTCCTATGTGTACACCCTATGGGATCGTCTGGGTAAAATTGCTAAGGGTAAGGGCCAAGATGTATACAGGATGGCACGGGATAAGTACGAAGAAACATTCCGCCTACATGAGCAGCTACTAACCGATAAGATAGCATCATCTAATGTGCCCGGGGATATTAACGATGCCTCTACCCCCAAAGGCAAATTGATGGCATCTATTGCCAAGACATTCCAAGATGCTAAGAAGCTAGGTATCTACTTTCCATTAATGCGTTACGGTAACTTCTGGTTCCGTGTAGGTAAGGGGCAATCCGGTGAGTTCTATATGTTCCAATCTGCGGCGGCGCGTAATAACGCTGTGGACAAACGGGTAGAGGAACTGAAAAAGGCTGGAGACAAGCGCACCAAAGAAAAGATGGTAGAGGATTTGACGCTTGATTTTGGGGACAACCTAAGACAGATGCGGGCTGAAGTTGTTGAGTCTAGCCAGATGCTGAAGGGCATCTTTGAGATGCTGGATACAAACAAGCTCACAGATATTGAAGCGCTAAAAGATGAAGTCTATCAGATGTATCTAATGACGCTGCCTGAGAAAGACATGCGCCGTAGGTTTACACATCGCCAAGGTAAGACTGGGTTTAGTGCTGATGTGCTGCGTAACTTTATAACCTCCCAGCATACTGCGGCTAATCAGTTATCCCGGCTTGCGTACTCAGATAAGATACGTAATGCTTTGGGTAGTGCTTACGCTGAACTAGCAGGTAACCCAGACAAGCTACGCCTTAATGCTTTTATAGACGAGATAGCACTACGTGCTGGGGCTGAGCTGATGCCTCAAGTACCCGGGGAGTTTAATCTAGACTCATTAGCAAGTTTTGGTAACCAAGCAGTGTTCTACTATATGTTAACCGCCCCTAAGTCTGCGCTGGTTCAAATGACGCAGTTGCCTATAGTGGGGCTACCTGTGTTACAGGCAGAGTATGGGGTTGCTGAAGCATCTAAGACTTTTGCACGATACTCATTCCTGTTTAACAAACTTGGTACTAGCAAGAAAGATGCAAATGGGAATGTGATAACAAACTGGGGTCAACCATCTATCAATGACTCTAGCTACATTAATAAGCACCCAGACCCAGTGTATCGTAAGGCACTAAAGACGGCGTGGGAAACGGCTAATAACCGTGATATTTTCATGTCCACGTATGCAGCCGATATGACCTCGAGAGCAAGAACTCCTACAGCGGAGTATGAAGGGTGGATACATAAAGGCTTCAGAACAACCTTTAATTTTATGGGTGGGGCTTTCCATCACCTAGAGCGCATATCCCGTGAAACAATGTACATGGCTTCGTTTGAGCTTGAGTTTGCCAAACTTAAGAAGGAAGGAGTATCTGACGCAGAGGCTACTAAACAGGGCATAAAGAAAGCTACTGAGCTAGTGTACGATGCCCTATTCAACTACACGCAGTACAACAAGCCCCGGTTTATGAAGACCCCTGCTACTAGATTAGCAACGCAGTTTATGACATACCCGCTGCAAATGACGTCCTACTTAACACGTAACTTTGTCAATATGCTCCGTAAGCTACCAGCTAAAGATAGGAAAGATGCGGCGGTTAAGTTCTTCGGAACACTAGGTATGACTGGGCTATTCTCAGGAGTAGTTGGGTTGCCACTATATAGCGTTATTATGGGTGCGGCTGAAGGTGTACGGGAGCTTATGCGCCCAGATATGGAAGGCGATGATGAAGATGAATACTATGATGACGATGATGAGGGTAATCCGCTGGGTAAACGTAGCCTAGACTTATGGTTTCGTGAGTCGTTCATACCAGATTTCTTTGGTGAAGGTAGTAGTCTAGCAAAGGCTTTAGGGCTAACCGATGAACAAGCGTTAATGCTGCAACGTAGTGTGAAGATGGGTCCTATTTCTGCGCTTACTGACTTAAACATAGGCGCATCGACTTCGCTTAATAACCTGTGGTTTACAGAAGATGCCCCTGCGGAAAACTCTAAGGGTGCGTTCCAAGACATGGTGTTTAACACATTGACTGGGCCTTTTGGTGGGATGGGTGAACAGATAGCTGGGGCTTTTGATGACTGGAACAGTGGACATGTCAACCGAGCAGTAGAAAAGGGACTCCCTGCGTTCTTCCGTGGTGCTGCAACTGCCTACCGTCTACGCAGTGAAGGACTTCAAACACGTGAAGGGGATGAAATTAGGGACCCCGAATGGTATACAACTGCTAAGTTAGCAGCACAAACCTTGGGGTTCCACAGTACTGAGACTGCAGAGATACAGAAGAAGAACTTCATTGCTCAACGGATGTTAAAGGGGATTGAGAAAGACAGAAAAGAAGCCCTTGATAAACTGGACCTCGCTATTCGACGGTATGAGGCAGATGATACCGATGATAATGAAGAAGCTATTGAGGCTCGACTTAAAGATATTGACGTTTACAACTACAAGAATAGCGCCCTACCAATTGAGGATAGTACGATAGATGCGTCGCTTAAGAATCGTGCCGACCGTCGTGAAGAAGGTATTGAGGGGTTGGCAGTCCCTCGTAGGCATCTAGATATAATAGAGCCGTTGCTAGAGAAGTCTAGAGTAGGCCAGAAATAAAAAACCCCCCGGTGTTTAGTCGGGGGGCAAGGGGCACTACCAAGACTTGTAGTATATCACATCCTCCATACCCTTAAGCCGCGTATACCCCCTTCAATAACCACCTTGGTTAGCACCTTTATCTTCAGCCTATTTGTGGTGCAAAGTAATTCTAGCTTAGCATTAGCACAGTTTAGGCAAGGGATAAAGATCGAATACCCCCTCCTAAACTTCTTCCACTTAACGTCGTAGCTAACTCTGTCCACCAACATCTTCAACCTCAGCAGGAACTAAACCCTCTAAGCCTATGAAATCAGGGTTTTCACAGTTAAACACTATACAACGTACCCCCGGGGCTACTATCTTTGTGCCCTTAGCCAGTCGCTTAGTCTCAGAACCTAATACTATCCCCTTCTTAACCAACTGGTTATACGTTTCTTTGTAGTTAATTTGTATCTTTACACAGTCGCTCTTGAAGCTACTAGCGGATATGAACATTTTCTTAGTGTCTGGCTCATACCTGATAAGCAAGTCGCTCTTGGGTTCAAGCACTGGGAACGAAGGCAGTTTAGACCTAGCGTCTACTCCGTTGTTTACCACTAGGATGTTCTGCATATGGCGGTTGATGTAGTCAGCTACAACCAATACGGCGTTGTCTGCATGTGGGGCTACTTCCTCCCGTACACCCAGTATCATCGCAGTTGCTGCCATGTATATCGCCTTCATGTCCCAGTCTAACAATTTAAGCTTTTTAGCAATCAAACCACCAGTTATATTAGCTGCTAGGGCTGCTGACCATATACGCTCACGTTGCGTTAGCTTCAACTCTAGGTCTAACTTTGCTTGGATGCTGATACAAGTAGCCTTGGCTTCCTCTAAGTTATTGACCAGCCACTCGGCGTATATTTCCCCAGCGTGCCCGTAGTTCTGCTTCAACTGGTGGTCAAACATCTGCTTGGCAAAAGACTTCTCCAATGTATCGGTGTAGTCTATCTTGTACTCTATTAGCCGCATCATCTCACCGTCGGCACTGTTCTTCATAGCGGTCATCTTCTCTACAAAGCTGGCATTAGAACTAGCCAGAGATATAGATTGCCATGAGGTCAAGTTAAGACGCAGCTCGTTAGTTGATGCCTTAACCCTATCCTTACCCCGCCCCTGAGACATGCTATATGCTAGGGTAGAGAAGTCAGCCGGGGTCATGTTGGTCATTTCGTCTACCGTGTTAGGTAGGTTGTTCATCACCCCTAGCCGCATGATCTTGGCATTAAGGGTGTCATTCCACATAGACCCTAACCTGTCAGGGTTGCCATATACACTGTTGCACATATGTAGAATCGTGGTTTTACCAGTACCAGACTTAGGGTGTATTACGTTGATGATCGCCCCGTTCTGCTTTAAGAACTTAAGTAGAGGCGAACCAAACGCAGTCAGCGCAGCAAAGGCATGAAGCTCTAGCCCCGGTCTGCCGTACAGGTCGAATACTTCCTTCCACTTCTCTAGTGTCCCTGCGGGTTGTAACTGAGCCGCTATATCCGACGTAATTGACGAAGGGGGACTGTGGAATATGCCATCACGGGTTATCTCACGATCTCCTATAATGAACTTGCTGTCATCATCTGCCCATCCAAATTGTAATCTCATAAGTTCTGCCTTCCTTTTAAATTGTAGTTCTCTGATTGATAGTAGGATGAACTCGGTCAGGTGACCAAACTGCTTCATGTTAGGTACAACGCCAAAGCTAGATAGCACCTTACGAAGTTCATTCTTGTCTGTAACTGCGGTATTAGGTATTACAAACTGCTTAACCCCATCTCGAGGTAGGTGCAGCTTCATTACTACTACGTCCCCTAAGACGGGATCACGCATACGCTTTAATACATACAGGTCATGCTCATACACCCGTATTGGTTCTACTTCTTCATCAGCAGGTGCTAAGTAGACGCCGCCTGACTTACCCCTAAAGAAAGGACTGGGGTACTTAGGAATCTTGTGGACTTCCGCTTCTTCTGTTTCATCTTCGGAGTCTACGACTACTATGTTATCTGCTTCTGTAGCCTCGACTATCTCTTTGCCTAGCTGTATAGGAGTCTTTATCTTCCCCTTGTGTGGGCAACCTTCACACCCACCGGGGTTAGACTTGTCAAACTCCGCACAACTATGAGGCCCACCTATGTGTGCTATCTTTTGCTCAGTAGTAATCGGGTCGTAGTCTTGATGCCCTTGTGATAACTTATGAATCGCTTTGTCTTTATCTACACAAAACTTAGCTATGGATAACGCATCAAACCATCGTGGCTCTGATAACGATTCCCTGTTCTCGTAGCAATCAAGTAACTGTGCACACCCCGTACCACTAGCACTGCGGATCATAATCTTGCTGAACTTAGATATGGTGCTGTCCATCATGGACTTAGCCAGTTCGGTTAGTTCGCGCTTAGGGGGTACTTCAGACCTCTCTTGTACTCCGAGTAAGTTCTTTAGCGTTTCAAATTCTATCGGCGGAGCATAGCCAATTACGTCTACTCTCTCAGGCGGTTCATCTTTAAAGTTATAGGTTCCGGGGATTCTAAGCACACGGGCTACTTCAAATACTTTCCCGTCTATGTGGAAGTTATGGATTACGCAAAGTGTTCTTAGTCGTTCTGCTACGGGCTCCCACTCCTCTCTTGTTACGGATTCAGTAAGGGGCCAGTACACATGTATACCCCGTCCCGAATTAACAATCAGTGGCTTTGGTAACCCTATTATCTTGCAGAAACGCTTTAGTTCATTAAGCCCTGTAGTCTGGTCTATGTAACCATCCGGCCTACCAGTTTTGGAGTTGATCTCAGCCTTACTCTCCCCGCAATCAATATCCAACCAAAACGCTTTTAGTGCTTTGACGTTCTCCTTGAACCTATTTTTATTAGTCTCAAACTTAGCTACGCCGAAGTACACGTTACGTTTCTGGGCTACAAACTTTGCTACTACTGCATCCACTTCCTCCCTTGTCTCTACAAGCTCTTGCCTGACATTGTCCTTACCCTTTATACCAAGCACTGCAAACCATCCATCGGATGGCTGGACAATACTCAGAAGGTCATTATCTGTCATAGTCAAAAAAAGAGGGAGTTACCCCCTTATGCTCTCTTGTGGGCTGTGAAAACTACTTATTGGTTGAGGCTATGAAATCTTTGATCGTAGAAACCATGAAGTTTAGCGGATCAGAAGCCCCGATAAACCAGTTGTAAATGGTCTGCCGACTAACCCCTAAGCTAGTAGCTACTATAGCCACCGGGATGTTCCGCTTGATGCACGCCTTACCTAGACGCACACCAAGACGGGACTTATCGGCTTTGCTATTTTGTTGGATAATCCTAGCACTGTAGCCGGTACTCATAGTTATTAGTCCTTGCTCCAATCATCAACTACATCTGCTAGTGACTGCTTAGTTTGCGGTGGTAGTTCTACCTTCTTAGCCGGACGCTTGATAGGCTCTTCGATTACTTCAGCATCTTCTTCGTCGGGCTCATCAGAACGGGCTATCTTAGGCTTTTGCTCTATTGCAATCGGCTGCTTAGTTACCTTGTCAGCTTGAGCAACAGTGATCTTAGTATACATCTGGGTCTCAGGTCTAGCTTGAGCTGCTTTAACCAATGCATATTCTTCGTCGGTTATACCCCGTAGTGGCGTAAATGCAAGCTCCATAGAGTCTGCGTTCAAGTCATAGCTTATGTTGGTAACCACATTGTCAGGTGATTCGCCGTTAGCAAGCAGGAACTTGATGTAGCTCTCGAAAGGATGCACGTTGCCTGTACCCTTACCGAAGATAGACTTAGCAGGGATGTTGAACTGATACACATCGCCCGGGGCATCGTTCTCAACTAGCACAGAGATACGGCGTTGGAACCTGCAAGCCCTGCTCTTCTCGCTTTCGCCAGAACCAGCTATGTTCATTGGGCAGTCAGCGCAGTTGGTATGCTGTTTGTCTGATGCAGCTTCTTCGGGCTTATCACCTAAGTTAGACCAGCAGTTAGGCAGGGTAGCTTCTTTAGCGGGATCAAATTTCTCTTTGTAGAATATACGGGATACCTTTGGCAGTGCGTACACGATGATTACGTTGATCTCACCACGTAGGGCATCACCGATTTGCTTGCCGTTTACTAGGCGCTTGAACGTACCATTAACATTGGTTTGTATACGGCGTGAAGTACTGGCGTTAGTGGCTGATTCAAATGTCTTAGCAAAATCGCTAAGCTCTCTCTTGGTAGAAACAACAGCACCATCTTGTTTGAAAATAGCTAGGTTACTCATTTACTGCTCCTTATATTTTATTAGGCTTACGAACTTGTACGGTGTAACTACGGTCTGCTTGCATACCCATAGGGAACGCTTCGGGATTAGCTTCTAGGAACTCCTTCATATTCGTCCCGTGGATTCTTTGCTCCAGTAAGAAAGGTGCATCATGTTCTGATATGAACCGATACATCGAATCCCAATCACTCGTCCAATACCGTGTAGAAATCCTACGAGAGACTGTTCCTACTGGCGTTCTGATACTGTCTAGGTTCTGCTCTTTGCATAAGTTCAAGAGGCTTTGCCCGACGATACCAAACTGCTCTTTCAGTGATGCTAACTCTTCTTTATGCTGCGTTTCCTTTTCATCTATAGCATTACGAATCTTTAGGTACACCTTTACTAGCTTGTTAATATCTACTTCGCTATCTAACATTTTAATCTCCTTCTCGTTTTATACCGTAGTAACTATATCACAACCTTTGACAAAGTCAAACACTTTCTGATATTTCTTGGCGGTATAAATCTATTATCTTCGTATGATTTGTTATGTTGCCTTGCAGCATTTTATACAACCTGTTCTCTACTTCACTACCTCGTATATGCACAATAGTCATGGCGTTCTTCTGCCCCGGACGGTTGATTCGCGCATTGGCTTGTAAATAAGTCTCTACGCTAGTTACGGGCGCATACCAGATAATAGTACTAGCCGCAGTTAGTGTAAGACCGTGTGATGCAGCTTGAGGTTGTATGATTAGCACATGTGGATCAGGTAACTCTTGGAACTGCTTAATCACCTCACTGCGCTTGTTAACTGAAACCTGCCCGTTGATAACCCCGCACGATATTTTGTTCTTCTCAAGAAACTCTCTGAACAACTCTATAGTATGGGTGAACGGAACAAACACCAGCACCTTATGCGATGATTCTTCAATCACCTCTAGGATTACCTGTAGCCTATTAGATACATCAAACTCTATGACTTCTTTATTATCCGAATAGACAGCACCACCAGATATTTGTAGCAGCTTGTTGAGGTTAACAGCGGCGTTAACTGAAGTGACTGATTCGCCATCCGCAGTTAGAGTCATCTGCCTCTTAAGCATGTTGTAGTACTTCTGCTGTTGCGCTGTTAGTGGCGCTTCACGGTCAACAAAGGTTACCTCGGGTAGATCGAGACACTGATCCTTCTCAAACCTAATGGCTGGCTGTAGCACCTTGTGCACTACCTCCTGTGCCTGTGGCTTAGGAATCCAGCGATACTGCGAGGCTTTGTACATCACCTGATCTCGGAACTGACCGTAGTACTTAGGGCATCCTTCGGGGTTAATTAGCTTTGCTATACCGTAAGCATCCAGAGGAGACTGCGCCGCTGGCGTACCTGTTAGCATCCACACCCACTTAGCACTAGCGCATACATCCCTTAGCACCTTCCACCTATTAGTTTGCATGTTCTTATAGGCATTGCACTCATCGACTACGACCAGATCAAACGTGCCGTCATCTATTACTTCATCTTTAACAACAGCAAGACCGTCGAAGTTGATTACTACAAACTCAGCACCAGCAGCGATGATCTTAGCGCGTGTCTTAGAGTCCCCATAAGCAACAGAGCAACTACGGTGCATAGCAAACTTGAACATGTCCACTTGCCAAGCCGACTTCATAATAGACAGGGGGCATAGCACCAGCACACGGCGTATCTCCCCTATGTTTATGAGGTAGTCAGCAGACCAGATAACAGATGCGGTCTTACCCGTACCCTGCTCATTGAAACAAAACGCCTTCTTGTGTAAGGTTAAGAACGAAGATGTTTCCTTCTGGTGAGCAAATGGAGTAAGCCTACCTGTCCACTTGTAGTCACGCTTGATCGTTGAAGGTACGTCCTTAATACGAAGTTTAGCGAGGGCTTGTGCTTCCTCTAGCCCCCAGTGTATTGCCACCTCGTATACATCTTCTTCCTGACTTACTACCTTACTCTTCTTGATACTTTCTGTTATTAGATGGGGTCGTTTTGTCCGAACCAGTAATATTTTATCGTCTATTATTTTCATTTAACTGAGCGATCTGCTTTCCTTTTAAAAGATCTGTTGGCACTGGCGGTTTTTACGCTCAGGTTGGAACTATCATTTGATCCGCCTTTGGACAGCGGCTTGACGTGATCTACATCTTTACCATCACCCTTACTTACGCTACCGGATTTCTCTAGCTTGCTACGTGCAGTGTTACGCTTAGCACGGTTCTTCTTTTGTTCTTCCGTTCCTTGATACTGTTCGTACTCTTTCTTGTATGGTCTAGGCTTGTTTACGTAAGGCATTATCTTCTCCTTTGATGTTCACAATGATGTACTGGGCAAAACTTACACAGCGGCCCTGATGATGCGTTCCACACTCCTGTTTCTTCGGCAGTAGCAAGACGATCTAGCTCCGGTTCAAATGTGTTGAAGTATGAATCACGAAGCTCAGCGTGGTGCTCCTTGTGTATGAACTCTTTACTTACTACAAATGCTAATGCTGACTTGATCTTCTTAAGCTCTGGGAAGTGGATGAACAGCGCAGCAGCTATAGCATCTAACTGTTTAGTATCTGCATACTTAGCGTTCTTACTGGTCTTGTAGTCTACAGAGAAAGCTATGTCCCCTTTCCTAATCACCAGATCAGCTACACCCCGCCACCATACATCGGCATCAAAGAAACCACAGGGTGCGTATCCAGTGCCTACCTTCTTTACACCTAGCTTAAGTTCACAGTGCTTGTCCCCTGTGATGTTCTTCAGCTTATCTAGTACGTCCTTAACAAACGAGAACTTGGGGGGTATAGCCACATCTGACTTTACGTAGTCCTCAGCAGCTTTATGTAGTTCCTGCCCGTACAACGTAGCATCGCTACCTTTATCTTGTATGTCCTTGAGTATCCGTAAGTGGTAATACTTCTTCGGGCATTGCTCAAATGTTTTGAGACTACTGTAAGACCATGAACTCATTGTCGATACCCTTGGGGTTCTGTAGTACTTGTTATCGTGAAATACGGTTTCCTCTAGTATACCTGTCTTTACAGCTTTCTTTAGTAAAGTAGTAACCTTCCCCCTGCTTACAATAAAATATCTAGCAAGGTGCTTCTGCGAAACCCAGTCTCTTCGTCCAGCTAGGTACAACCTCATCCTTTCGCTTGCAGGATCAACTTCCTTCTTTACTCCCCTCACGCTATCTCTTTATAAAAATGATGTTGACCACAGGTATGCACCAATTTCAAATTAGACCAACTCTTAGGCTTGGCTATGTACGTTGCATGGAAGTGGGTAGCCTCGTAAAAGTCTACTGTGTATATAGCCTTCAATGCTGACTCTACTGCTTGCTTCCATGCAGGGGATTCTTTGTTGGGTCTATGCTCAGGTTTCAGTATACCGTTGTGCATCTTCTCAGGAACCCATGAGAATTGGTAAGGTGCTAGTACCGTCTTAGCTACATCCCCATCCTTAGTGCGGTTAAGCACCACATGCGCTACTGCTTGCTGACATACAGCGGGTTCACCTCTTGATTCAAAGTACACTACCAGACTTAACCACAGCAGTAATGTTTCCATGATCCCCTCCTTATCTATTCACTTATCTATTCACTTATCTATTCAGTTCTATTAGCTTATCGAGGTAGTGCCTAGCCTTCTTTAGATCTTCTAGACCACCCTTGCTCTTCCACCTACTAACATATTTCACTACGTTACCTTCAAAGTAACCTAGCTTGTTAGCAGCTATGTAGTCCCAAGGTTGAATGTCCTTGTCTTTGTAGTGCGTACCGCTTACTTGCTTATCGTTCGCTGCCATTTATCCTCCTAGTAACATTGCAACTAAACCACCCAGTGCCATACCTATAAGTAACACTACGCCTATAACTATAGCGATCATGTACTGATACATATTCATCCTAGTTCTTCTTCCGCTTGTATTTCTCTAATTATCTCTGCGTTTTCTTCTGCCCTCATCTCCTCCCGCATTTCTTCGTCTTGCATCTGCTTACGCATCTCATCACGTTCTTCCTCTTTTTGCAGTTCTGCATCTTCCTCTGCGTAGTATTCGTCCCTGTAGTTTGCTTCCGTTACCTTGTCATCTTCATCTTTCATTTTGATTCTCCTTTTTATATTTAATCATAGTGTCTGCTATCTTGTACGCAGTCTCCGCACCCTTCATACGTTGCTCTTCTTCGTCATCGCCCCACTTGTAGCCGTACTTAATAACTAATGCCATCATTGCCATTGCTGCTAGTTCGTCTCTGCTATCACTCATGTGTTCTCCACTTCATATATCCACCCTTCAGCAAGACCATTCTCGACGTACTCTCTCAGTTCCTCCACTTCCTCATTCAGCCTACGCTGAATATCCCTCTCACTAATCATCCCCTGTTTATGGTCAGGATGTGAATCGCACCTCTCAGAGAAAGTTTTTATGTCTTTGTAGTTCATGTGTTCCCCTCGTCGTAATCAGCCAAAGCAGCCTTAGCAACGTCCCAAGCAACAGCAGCAAAGTGCCAATCAGCGGCTGTGCCATCATCAGCAGCATGCCAAGCAGTCATCGCCGTATCAACATCCTGCACTAGTTCTTCTCTTGTTTTCATATCTTCTCCAAAGTGAATAAGTCAGGCGGTTATCTATCGAGATTAACTGGGTTTCCCGACGCAGAATCCCGCAAGACATTTTCGGCATGTCTGCCTAGCCCAACTTAATCGTTAATCCCGCATCTCGTTTGAACATCTTTATCCTATCGTTGCACACGTACTGTACAACCCCCCACTGTGTTTTAGTTAGTGCCTCACCAAGTTCCGCATTTACTATTACGTCTAGTGGGAAGATAGCAGTTGCTACGCTTAGTTCACGCTGAGTTAATCCAGCCGCTAACCGCAATGCCTTCACCTCGTTCATGGGTTCTTCCTCTTCAGTGCAATACGCTCTTGTAAATACATCTAAAAGTATTGGGTCGCTGTTTATTTGATCCGCTATCTCTTTGCACCAAGCACCAACTTCTTCCTTAGTCATTATTGTCATGTGTTCTCCTCCCAATGTTCACACTCACAGACATATCTGCCTGCATTGTGCGATGCGTTTCTTAAAAACCCATGAGGGGCAGAGGGGTGAGTTTTGCAGGGCTTATCATCTCCCTTTCCGTACTGACACCCCCTACTTTTGCTGTACCCGCAGTTGCCTCCACATGATGGGCACTGTTTCATGTGTTCTCCACTTCGTATATCCACCCCTAGTGGCGTTTGCACAGATGGTTGCTGACAAGACCAAGCGACCTCAGCTTCCTTCATAACGATCTCACTATGTCTACCAAATAGATAGCACCAAGCAGGGCTAGTAGTGCCACGACTGTACCCCCCAGTGCGAGTATGTACATTAATGTTTCATTGTGTTCACTACTATTGCCCCACTTTCGCATTTTTACGCTCCTTAATTTGTATCATGGCTTCTCTCCTTAACTTTACGCACTTAGCACAACGGAACTTACCCTTAGTAGTTACGCCACCTTCTATTAGCCTATGCACTAAGCAGTTGTTGCACCGTTTCCATAGATCAGGATTTGTTAGCACTGGGTACATGGTGAATATCATACTGTCCTTAGTATCAGTCGTATCTTCCTTATCTCTACGTTATCCTCGTTACTTAGTATTTCTTCTATAACGTCTGCGGCAGTTTCACCCACCATGCTGCATGATATGACTACACCATCTATAACCATCTCAACTTCCCAATCTCTCATGGCTTAGCCTCTACTATGAAATACTTACGGTAGCCAGTTGACCCTATGTATCTAACCCTACCCTGATCCACTAGGGCTTTTATACTATACCCAACTGAACTTGCGGAAATTCCAGCACTAAACTTATCTAGTGCCTTGATTATGATCTCGCCACGAGTAGCCCCCGGCTTCCTCCTGATGTATCTCTCTATAACCTGCATAGCCTTAGTCTCACGCTTAACGGGCTTAGCCCTACTCACACGCTTGTACTCACGTAGTGCTATAGTTTTAGCAGCAATAATAGCTAAGGCCGCATCTCGCTTTGCACGGAATTGCACTGTTGCTTTCAGTATCTCATTGGCAAACCCCACCAATGATCCAGTACCTATCAAATCGGCGTACTGACTTCCTATTGGGTAGTGCATCTCCATAAGTTTACAATCCCTATATTTTAAGTTAACAGTCCCCATAGGTTAGACCCATCCCCGCCTCGCAGTTCAGTGGTAACCCCTGTGCCCATGTAGGGCGAACCCTCATACAACCTTCAACGAACGCCTTGCCTTCATCCGCTTCTTCTACTGGTACTAAGCAAGCTATAGCATCGTGTACAGTCATCACCACCTTGTACCGTTTGCTTATCACCAGCATCTGTTCACCTATTACAATGCGTGCAAGGGCTTGGCATACGTTCTCTATCACCTTACCCCCGTAGATACGGTTTGGTATCAGTGCCTTACCCTTCTTGGTGTCGTACACCTGCTCTAGTTTACCGCTGGAATTAGCCCAATCACGTAGGTTTGGGTACTTGAGGTACAACCCGTTAGGTAGCTGGATACCTACAGTACCCCTAACTATTAGCACCCCATCAAGCCCTAGCGGTGCTGACTGGTCACCCTTTATAGCCTCTAACGCCCTTGATGCCTGTCTCCATAACGCGGGTATTTTGGGGTATGTTTCACGGTAGACATGAATGATACCATTAGCCTGTTCCTCAGTTATATCCACCCCGAAGGTCTTTAGCTGTGCCTTAAACTTAGCCGCACCCATGCCATACCCTGCACCTAGAATAGTAGTCTTACCTACAAACCGTTCATCCTTAGTTACCTCGGCTATAGGCTTGTTGTATATGGCAGCAGCCATGATGGAGTACACATCCTCACCCTTCTCAAATGCCGCTACCAAGTCATCCTGTCCGGCAAGCCAAGCCAACGTCCTTGCTTCAATCTGGCTAGAGTCGGAGTCAACAAGGACAAAGCCTTTGGGGACACATATAGCGTGCTTAAGTGGGGACTTGCGGGGTAGGTTCTGCATGTTCACCTTGTCATCACCACCCCAACGCCCTGTATGTGCGGCGTAGTAGCGTAGTGGTATAGGTAGCAACCCCCGCTTGGCTATGCCTAGTAGACGTTCAGTTCTAGTCTCTTCAATCGTAGACTTAACCCCTAGCCTAGCAGCCACAAGGGTCTGTACATAAGTGTTCTCGTGTTCCAATAGTGCTTTGAACGCCTCGTCGCTCTTAGCGAAGGCATAAGTATCCTTACCCGTGGCAGGGCTTATCTTCATCGGGGGCTCTACCCCTAGCAGTTTAAGCAGTTCTGCAAACTTGAGGTTACTCAGTAGATCAGCCTTAGTTTCCTTAAGCCTTTCCATAAGTTTGGCTTTCTTTATCTGTACATTTTGTAAGTGGTCGGTCAGCTTAGCCGCATCAAGACTCAATGTAGGCTCGGTGAACATACGAACCGTCAGATCAATAAGTCTAAGTTCGGAAACTGGGAAGTTGAAACATAGTACCTCAAACAGCTTATGGGTTAACTCTGAATCGTTCTTGCAATACTCACCATACCTTTCCAGTTCTTCAGCAGTGAAGTCTATGCGATGCTTACCTAGTGCGTTTAGCACTTCCTTACCCTTAACTCCCAAGCCATAGTGCGTTACTAACGCATCAAGGCTACCACCTACTTCTGTACCATGTAGGGCTCTTGCCATTGATAGAGTATCCGCAATACGCTTGGGTCGTATATCAAAGTGCCAGTTAAGTATAGCCATATCGAACACAGCATTATGAGCAATAGCAACGCAACCCCAGTTATAACCATCTAAGAACCGCTTGGTCTGTTCCTTAGTACCTGAGAACCAAACGGCTTCTTCGGAGTTAACCTTTACACTAACGCCTATGACCTCGAAAGACTTATGCCGGATGTATTCCTCCGTAGTAAACTTCCTAAGACCGTAGTCAGTAGCGTAGTAGGTTTCAAAATCCAGTGTTATAAGATCCATTTACTTGTCTACTGAACTTGATATGGTATGTTCTAGGTAAGATATAACTGCGCGGTAGCCGATAGCTTGATGCTCTAAAGACTTAACCATACGTTGTAGTTCTATCAACTGCGCTAGTCTTGCCTCCTCTGGGTGTAAGGCGCTGGCTACTCGATCCCTTAATATACGGAATTCTCTAGCCGTATCCGCGTCCACATCTTCTGCATGTAACTCACCTTCTGCACGTACATCCTTAAAACCTACTGGTGATTTCAGACGTCCTTTTACGCTGGTGTTGGAAGTGCTAACTGCTATTACTTTCATGTTCTTTGCACCTACTGGTCTGCCCATCTTCTTGCCTGTCTTTGTTACCATTTTGAATCTCCTAGTTTAAGTAAAAGTTTCTGACAATGTTCTAACACTTCTTGCTTATCTATATTTCCCCACCTTACACGTACCAGTGCCGTCTTCATGTACTCCTCTACATACCTACGCCTACTGTAATGTATGTTCGGTGAGTATGTACCTATGCCATTGAGGAAGTCCTTTTCATCGGAAGTGCCATGCCCTCTAGTGCTAGTTGCTAACTTTCTTCCTACCATCTTCGCTGGTGCTTTAAGTACTACTTCTTTTAACTTCATTGTATTGCCTCCTCGGGAACTATCATCGACAGCAGAAGTGCGTTGTACTCCTTTTGTAGTTTAATAAACTCATCCCTTAGTTCCATGTAGCTACTCACTAATTCGTTGTGGGCTTCTATCATGTCGCCTTGGGTTAACTCAACAAGAGTACCCTCTCTAGTTACTGTCCCAAACTTAGTCACTTTCACTTCAATTGCTTTAGTCATTTAGTATCCCCTTCATTATCTTTATGAACCCAGTGACCGCATCTATGTTGTCTTCGTTTACTACGTAGGCCGTACCCCCTGCCGCATTGATAGCAGCTATCTCTCTATCCTGTAGGGCAGTAGTCTTGTTAGCACCAGCCTTACATTCTATAGCCATGAACTTACCATCAACACAACATACAATATCAGGCACACCGCTGCGCCCCATACCAAATGTTGCAGGGAAGAAATAGTAGACACCGTGTTCCTTAAGTATCTTAACTACTTTATCTTTTACT